CCCCACGACCGGCCACGCCGCCCGGCCTCGCCGCGCAGGTCCGGGACCCCGAGGGTGAAGCCCTCGTGGAGCGCTTCGACGTCCACGGTCGCGACCTCGTTGAGGTCCGCGATCACGGTCGCGCCCACGTTCGGGGCGTCGACGAACTGGATCCGCGGGTAGAGCGAGGTCACTTCGCCTTCACCTTCGCATTCTGGGTGCGGGCCTTCGCCTGGATCCCGGCCTTCGTGCCGCGCGCGGCGCCGGCTTCGATGCGGGCCTCGAGGTTGTTGAGGCGCTTGTCGAGACGCTCGAGGGTCGCGGTCTGTCGCTTCACCAGGTCGTTCTGCTGCTTCACGGCCTTCGTCGCCTCGATGGCGGCGACGTTCCCGAGGTTGTTGCGGGCCGACTGGGTCGAGGAGTACAGACGCTCGTACTGGTCGATCTCGGTGCGCTCATGATGGACAGCTGCGTGGCCGTGTTCAGGTCACCGGACTGCGCGAGCGCCTCGTAGAGCGGGCCGTCGAGGCCCTTCTTCCGGGCCCACGTGAGGACCTCGGTCATCTTGTTGGCGTCGTTGCGGTCCGCCTCGAGCTGGGTCCTGAGACCCGCGAGCCCCTTGCCGAAGGGGCTGTTGTTGAACGACCCGGCGGCGTTGTCGCGGATCGAGTCGCGGTTGGAGACGAGGTCGTCGAGCTTCTCCTTGTTCGTCTCGAGCGCCTTGCTGACCTCGTTGTACCGGCGGGCCACGCTGCGGGCGACCGTTCCCTGCTCGCGCATCGCCTTCGTCCACACACCACCGGCGGACTTCACGGCTTTCTGGAAAGCCAGGAGCTCGCGGCTCACCGCTGCGACCTTCATTCCGCCGTCGAGGTCGAACGACCCGCGCGCGGACTTGAAGTTCAGCCACGCCCGGTCGGCGTCGAAGGTGCCGCCGTTGGCGAACTCCAGGACCCCGAGACGGCGGCCGGTCTCACGCCAGATGTCGACCGACCGGGTGCGCTTCGACGGGGCGAACGGGATGTACGCCTCGCCCTCGGTCTCCGGTTCGGCCCAGACACGGACGGTGTTCGCCGGCGCGATCTGTGCGACGTGGTTCTCGCGGACACCGCCGTCGGCGAAGTACTCCCACACCCCGCCGTCGGCGTTGCGGGTCGCGCCGCCGTAGATCTTGCGGTCCGAGGGGAGGACGGGCATGGAGACGGTGACGTTGACGTGCCGGTCGCGGGTGGCGGCGTCGAGCTCGGCGCGGATCGCGCGGGCCTGCGCGATCACACCCTCGTCGCCCTTGATCCCCACGTCGGTGAACCGCTTCGTGGGGATCTCGAACAGCTGACGGGCCAGCTTGCGGGCCTCGGAGCGCTGCATGCCCATCGCCACGGCGGTGTCGACGAACGACTTGCGCGCCTCGCGGGCGCCGCCGGCGGCGTTCTTCTCGGTGTCGGAGAGGTCGTTCCACGCGGAGGCGATGCCGGCCAGGGCGGTGCGGTTCGCGCGGCCCTTCTCGGTGGTGACGTCGAGGGTGCTGCCGTTCTCCTTGAGCGACTGCGTGGCCTCGTCGAGGGCGGCGTGGTAGTTCGTCTCGGCGTTGAACGCTCGGATGGCCTCGGAGCGCTTCGCGCGCATCGCGTCGATGGCGTCGCGCATGGCGTCGGCCTCGGCCTGGGTGGTCGCGACGAGCGCCGCGGTGCGGGACTCGAGGGTGCCGGTCGCACCGGACAGGCCCTCGGCCTCCCACTTCGCCGACTTCACCTTCGCCTCGTAGCCGGCGAGAGCGGCCTCGGCCTCCTCGATGTCGGAGGCGCCGAACGTGTCCTCGATGTCGTTCTTGATGGACCCGAAGAACCCACCCACGGAGGAGAACGGGTTCTCGCGCATCTGGCGGAGCTCGTCGACCTTCTCGGCCGCCAGGTCGAGCTGGGCGCTGAGGAAGTCGAAGTCGGCAGATGAGGCGTTGGCCGGCATCCGGCGGAGCGTCTCCCCGAGCCGGTCCAGGGCCTCGAACGCGTCCCCGGACGCCTTCCGCATGTCCATGAGCGCACCGACGCCGGCACCGAACGCGGCACCCCACGGGCCGACGAGGGTGCCCATCAGCGCCAGCGACACGGTGTTGGTCGCACCGATGCCGTCCGCCGCACCCGTGGAGGCGAGCGTGATCCCAGCCAGGCCGGCAGCCGCGGGCCCAGCGCCCTTCGCGACGCCCGCGAGGTTCTGCCGCAGGGACTGCGTCGAGGACGCGATGCGCGCCGACTCACGGGACGTACGCGCACCAGCGGTCGCCCAGGTCGAGGCCAGCGCCTCCACGTCCGCGCGGGCACCCTGCAGCGCAGACTTCGACGACGCGAGCCCCTTCGGGCCGGCGAGCCCGGACAGCATCGACGACCCGCCGACACGAGCCTGCAGCCCGGCCGTGACGGACAGCATCCGGTTGTACGCGGCCAGGGCGGCCATGCCCACGAAGAACGGGGTGCCGAGGTCGGAGTCAGCGATCGCCGCGACCACGTTGGAGACGGCCTCCAGTGCGGACAGCGCCGGACCACCGAGCGGCGCAGTGGCTTCGATGACCTGGAGGACCGCGTCACCCATCGCGCCAAAGGTGTCCGCGACCTGGGGGCCGGTCTCGCGGACGTAGTCGACGAACTCGGCGAAGCCCTCGGTCTCCCGAAGCGCGTCGGCCCACTGGGAGAAGTCCCGGGACTGGTCCAGCGCCCAACCGGAGAAGTCGTCGTTGAGCGGGTCGAACGCCATCCACATGTCCGCGAGCCCTGCGGCGACGAACCCGACCGAACGGCCGAGGTCGTCGAGGGTGTCGCGGGCGTCGGTGGCGAGGAAGTCGAAGAAGTCGTCCCACTCGGTCGACTGCAGCTCGCCGGCGCCCTGGGCGAGGAGGGTGCCGGTGGTCTCGTTGAGGGTCCGCACGATCCGGGCGGCGTCCGTCGCGCGGTCCTCGAGCGAGTCCATGGCCGCGGTGAGACCGGGGAACAGGCCCTCGGCGCCGGCGTCCCGGATCGCCTGCAACACCGGGCGCAGGTCCGACAGGGCGCGCACAGCCTCCCGGGCAGCGGGGGAGAGCTTCTCCATCTCCGCCTCGGCCTTGGCGAGGTTGTCCGTGGTCGGCTCGAGGGCGGCCTCGTTGACGGCCTTGAGGGCGTCCCCGACGCCCTGGAACGCGGCGATCATCGACCCGCCGGCCAGCGCGGCGACGCCGAGCTGGTTCGCCAGACCGCCCACGCCCGCGATCAGCACCCCACTGACGGGGTTGAGGGACGGGCCGAGGGTCAGCGCCACGTCACGGAACACCGCGAGGCGTCCCGTGAGCTGGTTGATGGACCGGTCAGCAGCCTGCGCGGAGCGCGGGACAGCGTCGAGGTCCCGGCTCATGGAGCTGGTGGCACGAGCGGTCACCACGGCCCGACCGGACAGGCTGTCCAGGCTCTTGTCGAGCAGCATCACCGACGCGGCGGCCTGGGCTGCCTTCGTCGAGACCTGGTCCTCCATGGAGAGGATGACCTTCTCGTGGCGAACGCCCACGGTCTCACCGCCTTCCGGGGTTGAGGGGCTACGTCAGCCCTGGTTGTCGACGCGGCCCACGAGGCGGATGCCGGTGTGGCGGCCGTCGCCGGGGTGCGGGACGTCCGGCGCCGGGTCCTGACCCAACTTCGCCCGCTCGTCCTCGTCCTCGTTGGCCTGGATCCGCGCCCAACGGTCGGCCTCGGCGCACACGGGACAGGTGCGCTGCTCGATGCGGAACAGGTTCGCCTCGTCGTCGGCGAGGGACCGGTGGAACCCGCACTCGCAGATCCCGGCCTCGTAGTCGACGAGCTGGAGCATCAGCTCGCGCTGGTGCTCGTTCCACGGGGACTCCGTCTCGGTGACGATCTCCCAGGCGTCGGCGAGCGCTACTCGCTGTCCGTCTCGGTCGTAGCCGCGCTGGACAGTGCGGGGCGCCCACCCGTTGAGGACTCGCGGGGCGACCCCGAGATCTCGAGCGAGGCGAAGGCGGACGACGCGGTCAGGTACACGCCCGAGATCATCCGCATCTCGTGAAAATCCCGCCGCCCCTCGTACAGCTCCACGACGGCCTTGGCGGCCTCGCCGATGTCGCCGCCGACCAGGCGGGGTACCAGCACCCGCTCGAACTGGCCCGGAGCGAACTCCTTGCCGTCCCACGAGTGCGCGAAGTCGGAGAGACGGGCGGTGAGGGCGTCGACGTTGACCTTGCCGTGCGCCCACCGGTTGTCGCGGTCGCGGCCGGGGGTGTTCTCGGGGCGCGGCGGGTGCTCGTCGACGAAGGTGATCCACTCGCCCTGCGGGATGGACTTGCGGAGCGTGAGGGTGCCGGTCTGGGCGGCGGCCTGCTCTGACACCTCGGCCAGCTCCTGGCGGGCCGCGATGAGACGCGGGTCGACCGGTGCACTGCCCTTGCGGGGTCGGGCAGCGGCGGCGCTGACGAGGGTGTCGATCTCCTCGGTCAGCTCGGCCATCTTGACCACCAGCTGACCGTCGAGGCACACCTCGACGTCGCGGGTGGGGACAGACGCGGGGGTCGCTTCGAGTTCGTCGAGTGAGGGCATGGGGGTTCTCCTGGGCTGGATGGGGCTGGAGGTGGGTGCCGCGCCAGCCCAACGCGGCACCCACCGGTCGAGGGGTCAGGCAGCGGCGAGCGGGTGGTCCTCGACCACCGGGGCGCCACCCACGACCACGAGCGACTGCGTGACCGACTTCTCGTCGAACTCGCCGTCGCCGGTCTTGCCCTTCCGGCGGACGCCGACGTCCATCAGGTAGACGTCGGCCACGTCGCCAGGCGCGACGGTCTCGGTCTCGCCGGGGATGCCGTCCAGCACCACCGCCGTGATCTGCGAGCCGGGCTCCAGGGCCTCGTACAGCTCGTTGCCGTCGGCACCCGGGGTGCCGAGCTCCTGCGGCATGTACGAGTACTGCACGTCGGCGGCCGGGTAGGTGACGATGCCGAGGTTGGTCGGCGCGTTCGGGCGGCAGTTCTTCCGCGGCCCCTCACCGGTGTTCTGGCTCGGGGTGACGTTGAAGTCGCCGTAGATGAAGCACTGGGCCGAGAGGCCAGCGTTGACCTCGGTGACCGTGGGGATGCCCGACGCGGCGGCGGGCGGGGTGGTCAGGAACACGATGAGCTGGTTCGCCAGCGCCTTCGTGGTCGGAGGAAGCTCGACAGCCATGGGTTACTCCTCGGAGTCGGTGGTGTTGGTGGCGGCCGTCTTCTCGGCCTTCTTCTTCTCGGCCGCCTCGGCGACCGAAACGCGGGGCTTCCGCTTGCGGCCCTCGAGCCGGGTCACCGGCTTCGGGGTGCCGTCACGGAAGTGAGGGGACTCGTCGAGCACCTCGAGGCCGTGGGCTTCGGCGTGGGCGGCACCCACGTTGAACTCCAGGCCGTCGGCGCGGACACGGACGAGGGACATGAGGGCCTCCTAGAGGGCGTAGGTCCACTGGTGGAGCGCGGCGTAGTAGCCGTCGTCGGGATCGGGTGCGGTGCTGCTGTCGTGGTGCAACGGGGTCGACTTCACGCCGCCGACCGTGAGCGTCGTGCCGTCGAGAGCGTTGGAGGCGTCCTTGACTTGGACGCGGACGACAGAAGCCGACCGGGCCGCGATGCGAAGAGATGCCCGGTAGCCCAGGCGCTGGGTGCGGCCGACCCGTGTGCCTTCCTGCGGAACGGGACGCCGTTCGATGGACAGGAGGCCGTACACATCCGGAGCGCTACCGGGGTTGACCTGGCCGGCGACGTTCATCAGACCGGGCACGCGGCCGTAGTCGTAGATCGGCAGTCCCGGCACGAGGGCCTTGATCGCTGCGAACTGGGCAGCCTCGTCGCTCACGTCCAGAACCACCCATCGAGGAGGCGCTTCGCCTCGCCGTGCAGCGCCGGACCCATCAGGTCGGCAGAGTCAGCCATGATGTTCTTCGGCGGCGTGGTCGCGTTCCCGTGCTCGAGGACCCGCATGACCCGCGCCTGCTTCATCGTCTCGTCGGCGCCGAACTCGCCAGCGTGCAGACCGCCGAGTCCGTTGACCTTCATCTCGGACGTGATCGACTTGACCAAGGGTTGGACGCCCTTCTTGCCGATGCCCGAGTGAGCCCCGCCGCGGACCTTGGTCAGGTCACGCGCGACGGTCGCGCCTACCCGCACTCCGCGGCGCACCACGCCGTTGATGTCGCTGGGAGCCTGCGTGGCGACCTGGCGCAGGTCGCGAGCAAGATCACCGAACCCGCCGTAGACGCGAACTCGCATGGCACCTCCTCAACGGTGGGCGGTGACGGGCACCCGGTACGCCGTCTGCTGGTCTGCGCGGGCGGCCTCGATGACGCGCCAGGTGGTGCCGGCGGACTCGCCGGCGTAGATCTCGATGACGTCGCCGTCCTGGAACGTGTCGGTGTCGGCGGGCCAGTTGGCGACGCGCTGGGCGACCTGCAGCTCTCCACCGGGCGGCGTCTCGGTGCGCGACGGGGAGGCGCCACCACGGACACCGGACAAGCGCATGGGACCGTCGTGCACCGTCGCCCACGCCTCGGCTTCATGCCCGGTCACGTCGGGGTCACCGAACCCGAGGAAGCGCTTCACGCGGGCGTCCGATCCACCGTTCGCGGCGCCCATGCGGGCCTCGGCGGCGGCACGGCCTCGAGCGAGTCGTGCTGCGAGTCGCCCGGGGAGACCGATGACGTCCATCAGCAGTACTTGATCGAGCCGGCGAACGACGTCATCGTGTGCACGGCCGGGACCAGGCGACGCAGCTCGGCCGCTGTGAAGTAGACGTCCTGGGTGGCGTCGGCGCGCTTCACCGACTCCTGGTAGTCGTCGATCGACCCGGACTCGGTCTCGAACCCCTCAGGGTTGCGCACAACACGCAGCGCGGCCGCCACGACCACGTCCCTCACGTCGTCGACGGTGAGCTCACCGGAGGCGATGCTCGCCTCGAGGGACGGGACTTCCCGGCGCAGAGCACGCCAGGCCACGTCGAGCCAGGTCTTGGCGACGGTGTCGTCACCAACCCAACCTCGGTTGGCCAGGTCAGTGCTCTGCGCCGGGTTGTCCATCAGCCCTCCTGGGCCTCGTCGTCCGCGACCAGGGCAGCCGCGAGGGTGTCCTTGCCGCCGCGCTTCGAGATCTTCGACTCGTCGTCGCGGTCCTCGTTGCGCTTGTCGATCTCAGCCTTGAGCGCGTCGACGTCGAGGTCGTCGTACGCGCCCTTCTGGTCGTCGCTGCCGTCACCCTCGGGGGCCGGGCTGGAGGCGACCTGCGCTTCCAGCTCGGCGACCTTGGCGCGCAGCTCCCCGATGGTCGCGTTGGCGTCCTTGAGGGCCTTCGCGGCCTTCTCGAACTCCTCGGCGTCGACCTCGGCCACCGAGACGCCCTGGGAGGACTCGCCCTCCCAGACGTCGGCGGTGATGCTGTCCGCGTCGAGGATCTGGTCCTCGTCGGTGCCGGCCTCGTAGTACGAGGAGCCGTGCACGATCGAGGTCTTGAGCGTGCGGCCCATCAGCTCGTCAGCCCCTTCCAGATCACGATGGAGTCGGTGTCCTGGAGGACCGGCATGCCGACCGCGGCACCCTTGACGGCCCGGGTGACCGGGTTGTCGCTGCCCAGGGTGACGACGGTGAGGCCGGGGACCTCCGCGGGCGCCAGCGCGGTGGTGCCGCTGGGCTGGATCCGCTGGGTCTGCTGCACGGCCTCCTGGGTGATGCCCAGCTCCGTGCGGCCGACCGGGTCGTCGTTCGACGGCAGGAACACCAGGGTGCCCTCGGCGAAGAAGCGGGTGCGGGCACCCGCGGCGTTCTTCATCGAGCGGTCGTAGGTGACCGGGACCGGCAGGCCGCGGTTCGCGGCGTACGCCGCGACCTGGTCCGCGCCGACGGGGGCCTGCGGGAACGCCACCTGCAGGGCGGCGACCAGCAGGCTGTAGACCTGGCGGGTCGTCAGGGCGACACCAGCGGAGTCGCCCGCCGCGGCGGCGTACACGTCGTGGGCGGCCGCGTACGCGTTCCACACCGCAGCGCCACCGGCCGGGTCCAGCGGCGTGCCGGCGGTGATGATCTGGCCACCGGGGATGCCGGCGGAGACGCTGTGCGTGGCACCGTCCTCCGCGACGAGCGAGATGGTGCCGGTGGACAGCAGCTGCCCACGCATGGCCTCCATCGTGTTGTCGACGGTGGCGGCGACCTGACCGGCGGCCGACGTGACGGCCGGCTGCCAGTCGACGGCCTGGCCGGCGAGCTGCTGCGCCAGGATGAACTCCTGGTTCAGGTCGGTCTCCGACAAGTTGACGATCGGCGTGATGGCCGGCAGGTCGCCTCGGACCTCGATGATGCCGTCGCGCTGGATCGGGATGGCCGGCGCACCGAAGGCGCGGATCGGCACGGTCTGGTCGTTGCGGGTGCGACGACCGAGGCGGTACGTGATGCTCGGGACGTTGACGACCGGGAAGAACCGCGACAGCGAGTTGCGGGCGTCCTGGAGCTGGCGAGCAGCCTGGATGGTCGGGCCCAGGTCGGGCACGAGGTCGATGATCTGCATGCTGTCTCCTCAGCTCAGGACGGCGTGGTGCCGTTGATGAAGTTGATGTTCTTGAGCGCGGTCTCCTGCGCGAGCGTGAGCTGCGCGGGGAGGTAGCGCCGGTCGACGTCACCGCCGTCGACGACGGCGATCAGGTGGGTCTCACCGGTCTTGTGGGTGTACTCGTCGAGGACGAGGCCCTTGCCTGCGACGAGGGAGCCGGACTTGACCAGGCCGTTGGCGTCCTTGACGACGTCGGCGTACGCGACGGTGACGCCGCGCGTGCTGGCCGTGAGCATGTTGCGGAGCCAGCGGTTGTCACCGCTGGTGTAGGTGGTGCGCTTGGGCGCGAAGTTGGACACGACGGATCTCCTTTGTGTCGGGGTGTCCTGGTGGGTCCGGGAGTCGCGGCCTCGCGCCTACGCCTGTCCGGGTGATGCGTGGATCAGCTGCTGCTCGGGAGCCGCACGCCGGTGGCTCGCTGCATGTCGGTGAGGATCGCGGCGACGCGCTCCTTGGTGTTGGCCGGCGGCGTGCCGCCGCCGATGCCGGGCGGTGCGAACCGGGCGTCGCTCTTGGCCAGGTGCGGCTTGGCCTTCAGGAGCTCGTCGACCGCCGCGGCGACCTTCGCGGGGTCCGCCGCGCCGTTGTCGTCCAGCACGGTGGTGAGGTCGATCTGCAGCGCGTCGGTGGCGTCGTGCAGCTTGGGCTTCGCCGCCTCCAGCACAGCGTCGCGGACCTTCGCGGCCGCGGCCTCGGCGTCGCGCTGCTGCTCACGCTCCTGGAACGGCTTGATCGCGGCCTCCACGGCCTGCTTCACGATCGCGGCGACGTCGGTGGGCTGCTCGGCCCCGGCAGGCTTCGCCGCCTCGGGCGCCTTGGTCTCCGGCTTCTTCGCGGGCGCGGCGGGGCGCGCGCGGGCGGCGGCCAGGTCGCGCTCGGCCTTCTCCCGCAGGGAACGCTCACGGACGAGGGCCTTCTTGCCGTTGTCGCCGAGGGCGTCCCAGACCTCCTCGGTCACGTCCTCGGGACGCTCGACCGGCTCGACGGTGTTGTCGCCGCCGAGGATCGGCCAGACGACCTTCCCGTTCGGCAGCACGCCGACGGCCTCGAGGAGCTTCCCGGTGAGGGGGTGACGCTTCGTGGGGTGCAGGATCGGCTGCCCGAGGGCGGCCGCGGTCAGGGACTGGGACATCGCGTCCTCCTTGTCGTGGCGCGCTTGGTGCGCGGCGCCGGCGCCTTCCCGTCCATCGCGGGCGGGGAAGATCAGGTGATGTAGCCGTGCAGCTTGAGCAGGCGCAGGGCGTCGTCGCGGCCGTCGGCGTGCTGCAGGATCGACTCGGGCATCAGCCGGACGTGCTGCGATGCCTGGTACCGCCTGCCGCGCTGCTTCTCGAACCCACCGCGAGCTCGGCCGTACTGCCCGAACCTGGTGACGCCTTCGCGTGTGATGAGCACGTCACGTCCGTACACCTGGGCTGTTTCCATCCCGCGGCGTGCGTTCACGACCTGGTTGATGTCGGCGCCCAGGCGGATGGCCTCGGCGCCGGCCTTGGTGAACGCCCTGTCCTGCTCCGCGGGGGAGAGGGACGCGAAGTAGGCGTCCGGGTTGACGGCCAGGTCCCCGGCGATCGACTCGTTCGTCGGGATGTGTCGGCAGTCGCACAGCGGGTGGCGGGCGAAGCCGGCGTTCCATCGGTAGAACTTCCCTGCGAGGATGACGCACCTCGAGCAGGACGGCGGGTTCAGCATCCTGGTGTAGCCGGTGACCTCGGGGACGGTCGCTGCCGCAGCGGCCTCAGCGGCCCGGGCCGCGTCGATGACCATCGTGGCCGCGGCCTGGTCGATCCATCGGCCGGCTTCGGCCAGCGCAGCCTCCGCGGCGGTCTCCAGATTCCGAGCGATGTCCGCCTCGAGCCGAGCGATCCGTTCCCGCTCCAGCGACTCCCACACCACCTCGGACGCCCACTCCGGGCGCTCCAGCGGCTCAGCGGCCGGCGACGCGGCCCTGCGGGTGTTGAAGCTCCGTCCTGCGACCTGCACGGCCAACGCGAGGAGCGTCTCCGCTGACCGGCCATCCCCAGCGACCCCAGCGAACGCCGCCGGAGCGAGCACCCCGGTCGTGGCGCTCTGCGTGAGGCCCAGTTCGTTCACGACGGCCGCGATGTACGCGTCGGCTTCCCGCGCGGCCGCGACCTGCGCGGCTCCAACCAGCATGGTCAGCTGGGCGCCGATGCCGTCCTCGTCGTACTGCTCGCTCCACCGCTCGGTGGGCGACATCCGCCGCCACGTCTGGCGGACCGCCGCGAGGAGCAACGCGAGGATGCGCTGCTGTCCCCGGTAGTAGTCAGCCGACGAACGTGGGATCGCCACCGAGGAACTCCCGACTCAGACGCTCGATGGGGTCCCGCTCCTCGGCGAGACGCCGGCGGCGGGTCGCCTCGGCCTCGGCGACGGCCTTCTGGATGACGTCGGGCTCCCAACCCAGGATCTTCTCCGCGGCCGTCGCCACGCCCATGCCCGACGAAACGACCTTCGTGAGCTGGTCGACCTGCTGCGACTCGATCCGGGTCTCCGGGTCCACCCATCGGGGTGCGACGCGGCCCTTGGTGCCCGGCGCCTCGATGTCCAGGATGAACCGGCCGAGCCGGCGGTACGCCTGGTTCAGCGAACCCATGCGACCCATGCTGTTCACGCGCCGGACCATCGGGGCCTCGTCAGTCTTCAGCAGCTCGGCCGACATGTGCGACTTCAGGTCCAGCGAGAAGTACGCCGACGGCAGCTTGGTCTGGCGACGGAGGACACCGGCGGCGTGGTCAGCCCACTCAACGAACGACGACAGACCGGCCGGCTCCAGCTGACCGAACTTCGTGTCCTTGCCACCCACCCAGGTGTGGTCGGCGCGCGGGTTGAACCCGATCATGGGCTTCCCGTTCGGGCCGAGGAGCGGCTTCGACGGGTCCTTGGGGTCACGCGGCACGTCGAGGCCGGTGGCGTACCGAATCGGTACCGCCCCGAAGTGGCCGGCGAACACCAGCAAGCCCTCGATCAGGTCGATGATGTCGACGCTCGTGGTGATGCGGTCGATCTCCGAGGTGGGCGGATCGAGGAGCCGCGACCGGGGCGCGAACTCGACCACCGGGACGCTGCGGAGCCCCGTCGGCGTGGGGTCGCCGTCCACGTACCAACGCGACGTCTCACCCGAGCCCTCCGGGTCGGTGAGCACTTCGGAGCCCTTGCGGAGGTTGTAGTCCAGGCCGGGGCGCCGGAACAGCCCTACCTGCTCACCGGTCCACTCGTCGGTCCAGACCTTCAGGTAGGCGTCCACGTCATAGGGGGGCGCCTGGGTCCGGTGCACCGCGGCCTGCGTGGCGGACTCGATCCCGACGACGGCGCGGTCACCGTCACGCTCACGGGCGACCGACCCGAACGACCGGGCGGCGATCAGCGCCTCCCGGTTCGCCTCCTGGTGCATGACGTCGAGGTCGCTGGCCTCCCATGCGTCCTGCAGCGTCCTCGTGGCCTCTTCGTCGTCGACGACGTCGATGCCGGCGACCAGCAGCCGCTCGGTCAGGGCGTCCACGACAACCGCGGCCGTGCCGGTCTTCGGGACGTCGAGCGCCGACATCAGGCTGCCGGAGATGGTCTCCGCGATCCGCCCGTCGGCCGTGGCAATGACGAACCCCGGGTAGACCTCGGCGTACTCGCGGGCCAGGAACGGCAGGATGTGCTCGTTCTTGTACCGCCGCTCGAACGGGCTGGCGTACGCCGTCTGCTTCTCGATCTTCTCGAGGAGGTGCTTCACCCACTGCATCACCGTCGGCGCCACAGACATCACCTCCGGTGAGTGGTCAGAACGAGAACACGAGCGGCGGCAACTCAGGCTCCGGGTTGGGGTCCCAGCCGGCGGCCAGGGCGTCGGCTCTGGCCTCGTACGCGAGGGCGTCGCCGACGACGATGTCGATCTTGCGGCTGGAGTTCGGGTTCTCCTTGCGCACGAGCCGCTGACCGCGGCGGTTCGCGGCGTAGGCGTTGCCGTAGTGCTCGGCGGCCTCGGGGTCGGCGTCGTGGAACGTGGTCCCGTTGATGAGGTCGGTGTGGAGTCGGCCGAGCGCGGCGCCCATGGCGATGTCGCGGCGGGTCTCCCAGGGGACGACCTTGCCCTCGTCGTCGGGGTCCAGCTCGAGCGCGAGCGTCTCGATGTCGCTTCGCCACTCGTGGGGGTCGAAGTAGCCGCGCACCACGTCGTAGTCGCGGTACGTCTGCCGGATCGCGGCAAGCACCTCGGCGCGGGGGACCATCCACCCGTCGCCGGCGGGCCCGATGGGCTTCGCCCAGGAGCCGATCCGGAACCGGAAGCCGTCGCTCATGCGGCAGCCGCGGAGCACGGTGGTGTCGTCGTTGAGGGAGCCGTCGAACCCGATCGCGATCGCGGTGCCGTGGGCGACGGTCTCGTCGCGGGTCTGGCGCTCGTGGATCGCGGAGGCAATCCACGCGTCGGATCCCGACATCGACCGGTTCAGGTAGTACCGCGCCGCCTCGGCCTCGTCGCGGCACTCGGTCGGGTCGAGCATGGTGCTGTAGACGTCCTCGGCCACCATCCACCCCAGGTCGGGGTCCATGGCCACGCCGTAGGTCTCCCGCAGCTGGCGGATCGTGCGCTCGCGGTCGTTGATGTCGATGCGGCCGCGCGCCTCGCGGTGGTGAACGAGCCAGGACTCGTCGAGCTGCCCGGCGCGCCAGCGCTTCTCGATGACCTCCCACACCGATTGCTCGCCCAGGCGGCAGGCGGTCGTGGTGAGCAGCGCCCACGGCTCGGCGTGCTTGCGCTTGCCGGTGTTGCGCATCGCCGTGGCGTACATCGACCGGAGCTCCGCGGTGACGTACAGGTGCACCTCGTCGGGGACGAGGAACGTCTCCTTGCCGCCGTCCTTCGAGGCAGCACCAGCCGTGGACAGCACAGCCTCGCCACCATCGGGAAGCGACATCGCGGTCGCGCGCTGGTAGTCGCGGACACCGGTCACGCCGCCGTAGATCTCGGGGTGAACGTCCGGGCCCCACTCGCCCATGATGTAGGCCATGTTGGCGAAGGTGTTGCCGGCCTGCTTCTCCTCGGTGGCCAGACAGCGGATGAACGGCGACACGACTGGCCGTCCCACGGGCTGACCGTTCGCGTCGAACCCATCGCACCGCGCCGGGCCGAGCGCCTCAACGACACCGACCAGACCGGCGGTCTCGGACTTCGCGCGGCCCTTCGGCGCGGAGTACACACCGCGGCGGATCTTGCGGCGGCCGGTCTCAGGGTCGAGCTCGTACGCCCGAATGATGAACTCTTCGACCTCGGGATCCGAGGCGAAGTCGAGGGCCTTTCCCATCACGTCGCCAGGGCCGTGGCAGGCGTACGCCTCGAGCCAGTCGATGATCTCGTAGCCGAGCGAGCAGACCTGCCCCTCGAACGCGGGGACGAACCCGGCCATCAGCCGGACTTGCGTGCAGCACGCTCCCGAGCACGGTCGATCGAGGA